TTGTATATCTCTTCAGCAAGGAATCTCTCTGATGCTTTAGTAAGCACAGTTTCGAAGTTTTTAGTAGCTTTTGTTGCATCATCTAGTGCATCAAAGGCAGCTTTTCCTGCTGTAATAGGGAATGTTACAGTAGCAATTGCGTATTCTTTACGAAACTCCTTGTCTTCTTTAGCTAATTGATAAGTTGCTTTAGCTAATCCTGTTAATGATTTGAATAAACTCATTGTGATAATAATTTAAGTGAGCCCGCTATTAGATAGATAGCACGATTGCGTGCAGGCATTACGCAAAAATGCTATGATAGTCCAATACAAGTTACAGGGGTGTGTAAAAGTTTGGGACATGATAGGGGCTACTTAGCATAAAGTATCCCTCCCTGAAAAATAGAAATAAAATTTTTTTATAGTATATTTGCATAAAAGAGATAATACAATGGCAAGACAGAATTTTTATGAGCAACAACAACGAGACAACGTTAGATTGCAAAGAAGTCCATATCAAATGAATAGAATGGGGCAACCTGTATCAATGAAGATGGATCAACCAGTACGAAATGAGGAAGAGGAAGATCTTGATGAGCAGGAAATGAAGCAGAGAGATCCTAATGCTCCAGCTTTCAGACCACAGCGTAGAGTTCCTGGTCAAGCTGCCTTGCAGAATAGAGCTAATGAAGAAGCGATGATGCGTCAACCTATGATGGGTGCGAATATGAATCCGATGATGCCTATGGCTCCTAATGCACCTTTTGCGTTACCTTACGCTAATCCTTATGTCCAGCAATCAATGGGCAGTCCATTTATAAATCCATACATGCAACCTATGCAACCTTTACAAGGAATGGGCCAGGATCGATTAGCTTTCGCTAACAGACTTTTAATGAGATAATAAAATCTTTGATTTTAGTATTGAAAAAAATCGAGGCCTATCGGCCTCTTTTTTATTTATATTTGTATATATGCTTTTAGAAAAATTATATAGTGATGATGGGGAGATATGGGTGTTTGATGACAACTTATACTTACTTAAGAAATACTTTGATGAATTAGAAGACCTTATGAATAGTGAGGAGTTCTTGTTAGATCAATGTAAAAAAATGGAGTTTGACGTTTCCGACACTAAGATATTTCAAGTAGAAAATCCTAATTATTGTATTAGTTTTGATGGTAACTACACATTGTCCCAACCTAATGGAGGGCGATGGATTTGGTTATATGAGATGCATTTAGAGTATTGTGGAGAATAATTACTATTTTTGCACAGAGTATGTATTTATTAAAACTAAATAGGCAGGGGGACATATTCAAAGATGACGATGGGGTTACGGGGATTCCAGAGTTTTTAAAAGTCCTGAAGGCTGACAAGCTTGGATCGACAGCAATGAAGTGGGTAGCACTTGTATGCGACTATGATAGTCCTTACAGACACTTTGTTGAAGAAGAAAGAAAGAAAGCTGTTAGCAAGGATTTGTACGACAAGTATGACTGGTATGGTGAGAAACGTCCAGAAGTACTTGCAGCGATAGATAAGTACAAACAATTACAGTTTGATCCGTTGGATGAACAGCTAATTGCTTTTAATAAAAAGATAAGTCAGTTTACGACCTATATGAACAATATGCATATAGATGAGGAAACGGCTGAAGGATTGCAGAAGATAATGATTGGTATTGAAAAGATATACAAAACCAGACAGACTCTTGTAGACGCAATAGAAAGAAGGGGAGAAAGACAAAAAATAGCAGGTGATAAAAAGCTATCATTTTTAGAGAATAAAAAAGAAATACAAGAAAATATTAAATAATGGCAAAGTTAAAAGGTAAACAACGAAAGTTAGACAAAAATAAAAATGGGCGTATAGACGCTCAAGATTTTAAAATGCTTAGGGGAAGCAAAATGTATGGCGGAGGTAAATTTAAAGGTAAGATGAAATCTGGTGGCCGCCTAAACCAGCATCGTTAATATTAAATAAATAAATTAGACATGTTTAGAAAATTAAGACGTAAGCTAAGACGTAGAGGCAGTAAATTAGGAGCCACTAAATTAGCTAGAGCTTCCCGTAGAGGATCTAAAGCAGCTGCAAGTTCTTTAGGTAAAGCAATTAAAAGAGTTAAAAAAACAGCTGGATCAGGATTATCTGCTGCTGCTACTGCAAAACGAAGAGCTGCAAAAGCTCGTCTTGTGGCTGGTGCAAAACGAAGAGGTCGTCTTGCGGCTGGTGTAATTGGAAAGGTTGGAGCTACTGCTGGTAAAATGGTTAAAAAGCCATTAAGACGACCAGGAAAAGCTGCAGCTAGCGCTATAAGAGGCGTTAGAGGAAACGTTAAAAGAACTGGAAACATAGTTAAAAAGGTTACTAGCGCACAAAAGAAAGTAAGAAGAAAATTATTTGGTGGCGTTAGACGTAGACTTAAAAGAAATTTTGGATTTGATGCTGGTGGTCGTTACGAACAAAAAATGATGATGGGCGGAAAAATGACTGGTGCTGATAAAGACTTTATGGGCGGAGGTATGATGAAAGATTCATACGGTCATGGCGGTATGAAAAAGAAATCATACAAGCACGGTGGAAAAATGAAAATGCCTGGCGGAGGTAAAATGAATTATCCAGGTGGAGGCCATATGGGTAAGCCTAAATCAGGTGGAAGCTATCGTCAATTAGACTAATGTCTAAAAATAAAAAGCCCGATTTAAAAAACCTTAGATATAGATATAATAAGCTATACAAAAAGGGTGATTACAGAAAGGCAAAACAGGTAAGTGATTACGCCAAGTCTATACATGGATTTGATATAGACGAGGCGTTTCACTCTAACCTAGAAACAAAACAGGATCCACGTGATCCTTTTGGTGTAGGTAAAACAAAGAGAATAAAGTATGGGTAGAGCAAAAAAAGATCCACAAAGGTATAGGCCAGTTGCAAATTATGGTCATCCTGATCTTAGCCCTGACTCTGTAGCTTACCAAGAATATTGGGAACAAGAACTTGATAGATGTATCAATGGCTTTAAGCCCAAAGGAATGAATAAAATATCAGGTAAATATTATTTTTATCTGAACTATTATAAGATACTTGGAAACGATGGTTCGACAGGATCACGTAAAACTTTAATTAGTCCCTGGTATCGTCAAATGGATCATGAATACTTTGATACGTTTGAGCAATGTAAAAAAGATGGAACAGGTATGATTGTAATCAAAGCCCGTGATAAAGGTTTTAGTTACATGAACTCTGGGATGATTGCGCATGAGTATACGTTCTTTCCATTTAATGATGTAGGTATAGCAGCTGGTCTGCAAGCTACAGCAGATGCGTTCTTTGATAAAACAAAAAAAGGTTTGAATGGATTACACTCCAACTTCAAGCATTCTGTTCTTAAAGATACAGACGGTATATTACGATCTGGATACAAGCAAAAGAACAAAGATGGTAAGTGGGAGATAGGAGGTTATCAATCTACGATAATATGCAGAACAATGGATAATCCAGAAGTATTTAAAGGTGAGCGTGTATCTCTTATGATATTTGAAGAGGCTGGAGAGTTCAAGCATTTAAAGAATGCGTATATGTCTTCTAAGGCTTGCTTCATGGACGGGAACTTACAGTTTGGCGTTCCTGTAGTTGGAGGTACTGGTGGTGACATTACGAAAGCCTCCAAAGATTTTATGGATATGTATTATGAGTCAGATGCTTATAATCTTGTACCTATGTTTATTCCAGCATCTAGAGCTTACTATGGATTCTTTGACGTGGATACAGGCGAAGAGCATGTAACTGCAGCAGAAGAAGAGCTAATAGAAGAAAGAGATAATATTGCTGCATCAGGAGATAGAGAGGCTTACAATCTTCATATACAAAACTACCCATTAACTGTACAGGAAGCGTTTTTAAATACTAAAACAGCAAGATTTGATAACTCTTTACTTAATGCTCAAAGATCAAGAATACTTGGTAGTAAAGACTATAGAAGTCAAATACAATCAGGATTTTTAGATTGGGAGTTTGATGAGAATGAAGAGTTTGTAGTTAGATGGAGACCACATCCAGAAGGACCTTACAAAATATTACATCACCCAGAAACACAATATAATCATTTAGATATAGGTGGTATTGACTCATACGATCAAGACAAAGCAGGAGCATCTGATTCCTTAGGATCAGCAATAATATACAGAAGGTTTCTTGATACTGATCATGCACACGACTTAGTTATTGCAGAGTATACAGATAGACCTGATAAAAAAGAAGACTTTTGGGATGGATGTTTGAAACTAGCAATATACTATAATTCAAAGATGCTAGTAGAGTATACTAAGATAGGTATATTGGATTACTTTAAACGTATGAATGCGTTGAAGTATTTAAAAGAAAAACCAGAGTCTGCACACAACCCTGGTACAAAGACAAGAAATAGATATGGTGTGCATATGAATAAGCAGGTAAAAGCTCTTATGGAAGATCTAATGGATGACTACATAAGAGAGAGTGTAGATGACATTTGGTTCTTAGATTTAATAGAAGAATTGTCTGTATACGGAACAAGAAATACTGACCGAGCTATAGCTTTTGGTTTATGTTTAATACATAACGTAGACAATTATAGAGTGCAAGCAACGGAAAAAGAAGAACCAGTAGAAGACTGGGGATTTAAATATTATGAATTAGATAGAAACGGAGTACCACAAATAAAAGATTAATCATGGATAATAAGAAGTATTCATCATTCCCTCAACAATTTATATCAGAAAAAGAAAAGACAGACGAATGGTGTGATCAATGGGTAAATGCAGTAGTAGGGTATATGTCATACTCAGAGTCTCCTTATAAGAACTCAAGAGTGCATGATATACAAAACTATAATATCTACAATGGACACATTGAGCTTAATGACTTTAAATATATTACCGAACAATACGGTATGGCTTATCCAGCTAGATTAGTTAACTACCCTATTATATCTCCTAAGATTGACTTATTAGTTGGTGAAGATCTTAGAAGACCTATGGACATTAAAGTTAATACAGTAAACAAAGAAGCTGTAATTAGAAAACAAGATGTTAAGGTATCATTAATAATGAAAGAACTTGTTGGTGATATACAAAAAGATTTTCAAAAAAACGTTGGTTTTGAAATACCTCAACCAACAGACATGGAGCTTCCTGATGATATAGAAGTGTATATGCGATATAACTATCGTGAAATGGTAGAAGAAACCGCACAAGATGGTTTAGAATATTTGATTAGTAGATACAACTATAGAGATATATTTAAAGAAGGGTTTAGAGATCTTTTAATTACTGGTAAAGAGTTTTATCGAGTTGAAGTAAGAGACAATAATCCATTTGTACGTAGAGTAGATCCACGATCTATTGTATATGATATAAGTGGAAATAGTGACTATTTAGATACATCGAGTTGGGTAGGTGAGGAAAGATACTTAAGCTATAATGAAATACTTGATGAATTTAGAGACGAGCTTGATGTAGAACAATTGCAAGAGCTATCTGATATGTATCAAGTAGGATCACAAGATGCATTAGCGTCTTATAATGATCCATTTGATTGGTTGGACTATGAAGATGGTCATGAAATTAAGATTAGAGTTGTGTATGTTGAATGGAAATCAATTAAAGCTTTAAAGTTTAAAATTTCTGAAAATAAACATGATGAGTCTAGACCATTTATGAAACAAGTGCCAGATGATTATAAGGCACGTAAAAATGAAACTGTACAAACAAAGTATGTTGATGATATTTGGGAAGCTACAAAAATAGGTGGCAAGATATTAGTAAGAGCAAGACGTAGACCTAATCAAGTAAGATCGGTAGATGACGTAGGTTCTACTCCATTGTCATATGTAGGCGTAGTTAGAAACAATACGACTGGTCGTAGTGTATCTATGGTATCTTTACTTAAGAACGTACAGATGTTATATAATGTTGTAATGTATCAAATTGAATTAGCATTAGCAAGATCTGGTGGTAAGGCGGTAGTATATGATGTATCACAACTACCTACTAATATTGGTATGGATATACAATCTGTTTTGTATCATTTAAAAACCGATGGTATTATACCAATCAACTCTAAAGATGAAGGTGGACAGCTACAATCATTTAATCAATTCCAGCAAATTGACTTTACTTTATCACAGTCTGTACAACAGCTAATTAATTTAAAGATGATGCTTGAGCAAACAGCAGGTCAAATATCTGGTGTATCACCTCAACGTGAAGGAGCTGTAGGTCAATACGAATATGTTGGTAACGTACAACGTAGTGTAGTACAATCTGCTACTATTACAGAAAGTTGGTTCTATTCACATGCAATGGTTAAGAAACGTGTATTTGAAAGAGTTACCAATCTAATGAAGGTTTGTTGGGCTGGAGGAAAGAAAGCTAGCATTGTTCTTGGTGATGGTGCTTATAAATTCTTAGATGTAATGCCAGACATTGCTTTACAAGACTATGGTATATTTATTGGTGATAGTGGTAAAGACGAATCTGTTAAACAAGTTGTACAGCAAATTGCACAATCAGCATTACAAAGCGGTCAAGTTGAATTACTTGATATTATTAAAGTAATGAAAGCTGATACTATGACTGAAGCAGAGCATATACTTGAAAGAGCTTTAGATGAAATGAAGAAACAGCAACAAGCTCAACAACAGCAACAACAAGCTTTAGCACAAGCACAACAAGAAGCTGCTGCTGCTGAACATGAACAAAATTTACAGCTTGAGCAAATTAAAAATGAAGGTAAAGTACAAGTTGCGCAAATACAATCTGAAACAGATCTTAAGATTGCTGACATGAAATCAGACGATCAAAGAGAAATGGCTGATGTGGCGCATTTAGTTAAAAACAAACAAATGTACTTACAGAAAGCTTTAGATCAACAAGATCGAAAAGATGAAAAGGCTGAAAACATGGACAGTCAAGCAAATAAAGAAGCTTCTGAGGGCGGTGTATCTAGAGAGAGAAAACAACAGATACAGGAAACAATAAAAAATTCTTAGTATATTTGCAAATTAGGGAACAAAAAAAACTAAACATATGTCAGAAAAAGAAACAAATTTGGTAGAAGCAGCTGAGGCTGTAGAAACTACAACACAAGAAAGTGCAGCTGATACGTCAGCTACAGAAGAATCAAAAGATAGTTCAGCATTTGATCCAGCAGCTTTTGCTAGCGATCAATTGATGGAGGAATTTCAAGGAAAATATAATGAAGAAGCAGCAGACAAAGCTGACGAAATTCAATCTTCTGAAGAAGCTGAAGAGCCTATTGAAAGAGAAGGCAATTTTGCTTGGGATGAAATTGAAGTCGATCAGCCAGAACAAGAAGAAGAAGTCGAGGAAGAAATTGAAGAAGATTGGGACAGCGAGCCAGAAGCCGTTGTTGAAGCCCAGCCTGATCAAGAAATGGAAAATGAAGAAGAGGCAGGAGAGCTAGACTGGTCTGCATTTGCAAACGAACTCGGATTAGAGGGAGCAACAAAAGAAGATATTATTCAAGCTCTTAATTCACCATTTATAGAACAACCTAAAAATGAAACTATAGATAAGTTAAATGAATACCTTAGCTATAGTGACAGAGAGCTTATATCTGCTGAAATGAAGGTTGATGGAATGGAAGACTTTGAAATAGAAGAAGCGTTAGATAAGATGGAAGATTCTGGTGTTATGAAGCGTGAAGCTTACAGAATTAGACGACAACTTAATAATGCTATAGAACAAGAAAAAACTAAGTTCTTTAAAGAAAAGCAACAAGAGGAGCTTTCTAATAAAGAAAAAGTAGCAAGAAATAAAAAAGAATTACAGGGAACCCTAAAAGAAATGAAATCCTTTATGGGTGGAGCTGTAACAAAAACGCAATCGAAAGAGGCTTACAACTATATTACGTCAGGTAAAATGGCTGAGGACATCTGGAAATCTCACGACAATGCTTCGGAGGTAGCGATGTTTATGCTATTTAAAGACAAGTTTGCTAAGATCCTTCGTTCGCAAGGCTTGGAAGATGGTAAAGCTAAAATATTAAATGAGATTACCGCTCCAAGTTTAAGCAGTAAATCAAGACCTCGTACTAAAGTAAAAGGAAGCGGTTTTGATCCATCTGCATTTATGAGAGAGTAACTTACAATACGAAAGGGCGATGCCCAAAAGTTACGTAGAATACTCTGGATTATAAAAACAAGTGTTTATTAATTTTTTAAAAGTAATTTAAAATGGCAAGAATTTATAAAGGAACCTATGGTTCTGGAACTTCACCTGAGAATGCTTTGAACACAGCGCTTTTACAATACCCAGAGATTGCAAAAACGTTGATTCAACAGTATCCTCGTTATTCGGCAACTTATCTTCTAGAGAAGACAGGTCGTCATGCAGCAGAGAAAGTGTTAGGAGATAACTCCTTCGAGTGGAAAGTAATGGGACGTTACAACGCTCCTTCTTTTATGACTGGACACTTCTCAACAAACGGAACTACATTTACAGCAGCAGCTTCTGTAACTACCACAACTGGTAATACAATTGATGACGCTGATGCTAACGGAGATGTATTCTATTTAATCGTTGATGGTACTACTGGCGCAGGAACTGACGCTGCTAGAACTGGAGATTTCTTAAACAAGTTTGACATGGTTCGTTTCCAGTCTGGAGCTACAGCTTTAGTATTGGAAGATCCTATTGCAAACACATCTGCATCAGCTGCAGCAACTGACTTTATTGTTAAGTTTGAAATGGTTGGTGCTCATGATGGTTCATCTGTAGTAGCTGGTCTACAAACAGCTGATATTACTGATGAGGCAATTGTTGCTTCTATTGGTTCGGCTTTCCCTAACGGTTCTAATGGAGCTGATGTAGGTGAAAACTACGTGTATCCAGATACTTACACTAACTTCTTAACTACAATGCGTAAGAAGTGTTCAGTAACAGGTAAAGACCTTACTGATGTAACTTGGATCGAAAACAATGGTCACCGTCTATGGTACTTTACTAAAGAGCAAATGATGATGGATGAGTTCATGTATCAGCAAGAGCTTCAAAGATGGTACGGTCGTAGATCAGTTACTAATAGTACAGTTGCAAGACCAGGCGCTTACTCTACTTCATCTTTAGGTACTTCAGGTACTCAATCATCAAGTATTGTAACAGGTGATGGTTTATTAGCTCAAATTGATTCTTCTAACCAAGCTTCTTACACATTAGGTGCTTTGACTGAAGACATCATTACTGAGTTTTTAGCGAAACTATCGTTAAATGCAACAAACGCTGAAGGTAACGAATACGTAGTATTCACAGGTACTGAAGGACGTTTAGCATTCCATAAAGCTATGAAAGATCTATTGATTGCTCCTTCTGGATCATTCACTGGTGGATCTATGAATGGTGTTAATGGAGATGTATCTTTAGGTGCTAACTTTGTATCTTACGAAGCATTAGGAAACAAGCTTACAATGGCTTACTGTCCTGTATTCGATGATCAAAACATTCACAGCGCTGCTTCAGGTACTAACGCTTTCGGTGATAACCGATTGAAAGAATCTGCTAAAATGGTATTCCTTGATTTCGGTAAGACTTCAGGTGTATCTAACATTGAATTGATTACTAAAGGTGCTGAAGGTACTAACCGTTCTTTTATTAAAAAGTACGTTGCTGGTATGATCAATCCTTATGATCAAAAATCAATGATGTCTGCTAACGCTGATGACAAGTTTGAGTGTCACGTTATGTC